TCATGTTGTTCAGGCTGTCCGCGATGTCATTCAGCGTATCCGCCAGATCGGTCACGTTCGGATGGTCCCGGTAGACCTCCATCACCCGCAGGAGGGTCTTGTCGGTGCCGAGGAGATCCGCCTGATTGATCCAGTCCCCGATCTTGAGCCCGCGGGCTCGCAGACTCGCGACCGTCGTCGCGCCATCCAAGAGCGACGTCATGACGTCGACCAGCTTGAGTTCCCCGGCATCGACCGCGCCGCGGTACACTGCGAAGTTCGGCGCCGCGCGGAGCAGCGCGTTCTGGATCGTCTTCACGCCTTCGTCGCCGGACTCGAACATGTGGTCGAGCGCCGGATGCAGCTCCCCGCCCATCATGTAGGCGCGGGCGAGGACGGCGTTCTGGACGCGGCGGAGCCCGGCATCGGAGAGATAGCCCTGCGCGGTCGTCAGCGCGTTCAGCTCGGTATCGGGGAGCTCGGCCAGGAAGGCGCGGATGAAGCCGCGGTTCGCCTCCGTGTTGAGCGTGCCGCGCTCGGAGAGCGTCAACTGATCCAACATCGCCGGGGTGAGGCGCCGCGCATCGGCCTGCGCCAGCTCGCCCGGCGAGAGCCGCGCGCCGACCGGCGCATTCGTCGCCTCGGCAAACCGCGCCCGCTCACCCTCCGGCACGAAGGTGAGGCGGCGGCGGATGAGCAGCGGCTGATCAAACTCGTCGAGCACCGTGGGGTCGATCCCGAACGCCGCCGCGCGCCCCTTGAGCGCGTTGATGTAGAGCCCGTAGCTCGGGTTCCCGACGTCCATCCCCTTCATCGCGATGACGCGGCCGTGGCCGCCTTCGGCCTGCCAGTCCATGCCGACCAGCGGCGCCCCTTCGCTGGTCGACGGCGCATCGAAGAGCAGCCCCGGATTCATCTTGGTGCGGATCTGCCGCACCTGGTCCTGCATGGCGGCCCGGTCGCGGTTCCGGCCCTGCACCTCCGGCTTGGAGCGCGGGTCGGGCTCCAGGTCGCCGTCATGGGACGCGATCACGTTGCGCGCCTCGACCACCTCGTAGCGGAAGCGCACGGGCGGGAAGCCCTTCACGTAGACCTCGCCCTCGGTGCCGACGACCGGCGCGTGTCCGGGCCCGCGCCCTTCCGGATCGGTCGGCGGCGGCACGGTGTCGTCCTCGTCCGCCGCCGCGCGCGTGCCGCGCTCGAACTTCGGCTTGAAGTCCTTCGCGTCGCGCACCCAATCGGGCACGCCGGACGTCGGCGTCACGTCGACGATCTTCCCGTCCTCGAAGACCGGGTTCCCCTGCTTGTACTCCCCGTCGAGGATGAAGCCGCTGTCCGCCACCTCGTCGGGGTCGATGTCCCGGCCCCCGTTGTACTCCGGCTGCAGCAGTTGGTGATGCATCGTCACGTCGGGATGCTCGGACGTGATGATCTCGCCACTGCGGAGCCGGAGCGCGACGCGGGGCGGGGTGGTGGCGCCCCCGGCGGGGAAACCGGAGGCGCCGGAAACGGAGGAGGAGGTCGGTAGGACCTTCCCTGCCGTCTCTCGTACCGATTTGCGTCCGCCGCGTCCAGCCCGGCCGGCTGTCGCGGCGTCGCTAGGGCGTTCACCACCCCCCTTGCCACGTAGAATGTCCGCGAGCGCCGCCTCGGCGCGCTGCTGCTGCTGCTTGAGCGCGTACCACTGCTTCGACTTCTTCCCGCCCGTGCGCGCGAGCTCGGCGTCCATGCGCCGCTGGGCATCGTCGATGGCGCCCTGGATGGCGTCCGTGATGGCGCGCTCGGCCTGCGGCTTGGCGCCCGCACCCGCACCCGGCGCCGCCCCCGCACCTGGCTCCTCGCTGAGCGGCTCCACGAACTCGTCGCGGAAGAGCACCGTCCGGCCACGCGCATCGCGCAGGGTCACGAACGAGCGGCCCCCGGGCGCCGGCTGCAGCCCCGCGACCGTGCCCTCCACGACCTCGCCGTTCGCCTTCGTGCCACGGACCCGCGCCCCGACCGTCAGCCAGTCTGCCGCCGGCTTCGGGGCCGGGGCCGGCGCCGCCGCGGCGGCCGGGGCGCGCTCCCCAGCATCGAGCACCCGGTGCGCCTCGGCCGGCTTCATCCGGTCGATCTCCTCCTGGCGGTAGCCGAGATCGCGGAGCCCCTGCTCCATCGCCTTGGTCACCATGAAGGGGACGGAGGCCCGCGTCGTCGGAGCCGCAGCGGCGGCCGCCGCCGGCTCGGTCGGGCCCGGGGCCCTGGTCGGCTCCGCCGGGGCCGCAGCGGCCGCCGCAGGCTCGCCCGCGGCCGGTTCCGCAGCCACCCGCCGGAGCCGGTCGGCTTCCGCGGCCGCGGCGTCCTTGGCGGCGCGGTCCCGGGCGAGGATGCGTTCGAGCCGGGTCTCGGGGCCACGAACCAGGGGCTCGGGTTCCGGCTCCGGCTCCGGAGCGGCGGGTGGTGCCGGCCCGGGCTCCGGCTCCGGAAGGGGCGGTAGCTCCAGAATGCCCCCGCCCCCACCCTCACCCTCGCCGCGGAGCTGGCGGAGCAGGCGCTCGAAGTCGTCTCCCGTTACCGGGGCGGAGACGTCGGCGCCGCGGCGCTCGCCCAGGAGTTGGCGGAAGAGCGCCTGCGCGGATTCGGGCTGCATGCGCGGCCCGGTCGGTCCTGCCGGACCGGCCTGCCGGGACTGCTCCAGGGCGCGCTGGGCGGCCTCGATCGTGTTCCGCGGCAAGTCCTCGTAGCGGCTCCCGGGCTCCTCCTCGACGTCCTCGATGCCGCGCAGGCGGCGGAGGAACTCCTCCAGGTTCCGGGCCGGCTCCGGCTCAGCCCGGCCCACCTCGAAGGTGTGTGCCCGGTTCAATGCCTCGGCTTCCCGCTGGCGCTGCGCCGCGGCGCGTTGCTCGAGTGCGACCCGGACAGGCCCCTTGAGCGGGCGCGGGGGCCGCGTGGTCTCGGGCTCGGGCTCCCCGGCGCGCTCGGGGCGCTGGGTCGATGTCCCCGGGCCGGTCCGCTCGGTCGGGGCCGCCTGGCTCTCGGTCAGGTTCCCGGGGGCCACGCCGGGCGGCACGGAGCGGGACGCCGGCCGCGGCCCTGCCGCCCCGCCGCCGCCCCCGCCGTCCTCGTCGGGATCGGTGCCCCCGGCCCCGGAGCCCGGCCGGTCGGTGCGCTCGTTCCGCGCCACCAGCCCGGGATCGGACGCTTCCTTCGTGCCATGCGTCGCCGGGGTCTCGCCGGCCCCTGCCACGCCGCCGCTCGGGCCGTCGTCGTCCTCGGACTCGACGGGCGGGGTCGGCCCGGCCCGGGAGGTCGCGCCCTCGGTCTCGGGACGATTGGCCGTCCCCTCGAACCAGTCGATGCCGCGGCGAAGCCCCGCCCGGGCGCCACGGTAGACCCCGCCCGCGACCTTCCCAAGAGTCTCGAACTCGGCAAATCCCTTGGCGCCTTCAAGCGCCGCCCGTCCTAACCGCTCCGGCGTGACCGGGGGCGCTTCCCCGGTCTCCGCCCTGGCGGCGTAGTCGAGCGGGCCGATGATACCGCCCTTGATGGCGGCCGACGGCAGATAGCGGGCGGCTTTCGGCAGCAGCTTCGTCAGCGCCGGCACGGCGACCTCGCCGGGCAGGACCGCCTGCACCGCGGTCGCCTGCGGCGTGAACGCGACGGCACCACCCGGGAGACCCGTCGCGTAGCCGGCGTAGCGGCCCGCCGTCTTCGCCGCCGCCTTCGGGACGCCAGCGGCAACGAGCCCGCGCGCCACGGTGTGGCGGATCGGCAGCTCGGCCGGCTTGAGCGCGCGCGTGATGTCCGCCCCGGCGCGCTCGAAGGGCTCCTCGATCGCCCGGGCCGTCTCCGCGGTCTGGTGCCGGAGCCAGCCGACCCCGGCGCGTCCGAGCGCCTCGTCGACTGGCCGCACGTACTCCAACGCGTTCCGGGCGCGCTGCAGCATGCCGGGCGGGGCCGCGGGTGGCGGCACGTCTTTCGGGGCCGGCGGTGCCGTCTGAGACGGGGCGACCTGGACCCCGGGCTTCTTCGACTCAAGGGTCCACGCCCGCTGCAATGCCTGCAGCTTCTCCGGCGACGCGCCTGCCTTCTGCGCCTCGGCGGCGTAGTCGTCCCATGCCTTGAGGAACGCCATCTAGCGCAGCAGCTTCCGATGCCCTCCGCGGCGGCGCTTCCCGCCGCCCGTCTTCTTGAACCCGCCCTTGCTCGACATCTCGGAGATGTCGCCCTGCGGGTTCCCCGAGAGCGTGTGCCGCGCCTCGCTCATCTTGCCGGCGACGGCATGCTGGTGTGCGTCGGTCCGTGCCATGGAAACGGTCCTCCTCACTGCGTGTACATCGGCGGCATGCCCGCCTCTTTGCCGGGATCACGCGGCACGGCCGGCACCGTCGTATGCTCGACCACGCGCCCCTGGCTGAAGGGCAAGTGCTTCGACGCCCGCCGCATCGCTTCGTCGGAACTGATCTCGTTGCCGTGCTCGTCGAAGTACGCGTTCCGGGTCCGGGTCTCCGAGCCACCGCCGGTGAGACCCTCCTTGTGCGCTTCCCGTGCCCGGCGGTTCTTCTCCAAGAGCTTCTGCTTCTGCTCGAACAGCTCCTTCGCTTCTTGATGGCGCTTCTGCTGCACGCCCGTCGTGTGCGCGTCTTCGAGCCGCCGGGCCTCTTGGAAGATCTCGTCTTGCATCGCTTGCCGCGCCGGGGCGTCCTCGGGCACGACGAAGTTGTGGCGCCGGAGCACGTTGTTCTTCGCCTCGGTGTAGAAGCTCCGGAACGCCCCGCTGCCGCCGACCTTCTCGGGCGCAAAGGGGTCGTCCGCGGCCGCGCTCGTCCCCGCACCTTTCGCCGTCGCGCGCTGCTTCGGCAGATGCGTGATGCCGAACCGGCCGCCCCCTGTCGCCTGGAGCACCGCGTCGGGGTCCTCGGACTTCATCGCGATCGGCCCGACCGTCTTCAGGTACTCCAGCCGGCGCTTCTGGAAGTCGAGCTCGCCCTGCATCCGCCGGACGTGTGCCAGGCGCTCGGCCCGCTGCGGATCGCCCCACAGCAGCCGCTTGACGCCGCTCTCCATGAAGCCACCAAGCTGCCCGAGCATCGAGGTCTGCGCCGCCTCATGCCGGCCCATGGCGTGGCCCGCGGGATCGTTCTTGATCGCGTCCGCAGTCGCCGGATCGCCCTCGCTCGTCGCCTGCTCGACCCCGTGGGTCGCGTCCGCCTGCGCCTTCGTCTGCTGCTCGTTCAGTTGCCCTTCGAGGTTGTGCTCCTCGTCGATCAGGTCCTGGTCGGTCATCCCTTTCGGGAGCCCGGACTGCCGCTCCTGGCGCCAGAGCGACCCGATGCCCCCGAACGTCGTCGCGAGCGCCTGGAGCTGGCGGCGCTTCCGCTCCGCCTTCCCCGCCATCATCGGGCCGCCACGGAACCAGGGAATCGGGACTTGTGCCATCTACGGCTCCCGCTCGACGGCGTTGAAGAAGTCGTCCCGGCTGACGTTGTGCTTCGACTCCAGCTCGTGCCCGTAGAGGTGCCAGAAGTCTTCCATCCCCATGTCGGGATGCGCGTTGAGGACGTGGCGGTAGTGCTGCGGCACGCCGTCCGGGAAAAGCCCCGTCAGCGACGTCCGTGCTTCGAGGTTGTCGACATCCGCGTCCTGCTCACCCGCCGCCTCTTCTTGTTCGCCGGCCGCCTGCGCCGCAGCGTCGTCAGGCGAGAGGGTCGTCCCTTCCGCCCGGAGGCGATCAATCGCGGCCTCGTCGGCTTCCTGGTCGCGGGCCTCTTGCTCGCTGCCACCGGAGTCGGCGACACCTTGCGCCGCCGTTTGGCGCAGATTCTTAAGTCCATACGACTCCCCCAGGACCGGCGCCGGCTGCCCGTAACGCGAGTAGATGAGCCCCAGGCGATGCGGCTGCGCCGCGGCGGCAATCTTCTGGAGCATCTCGTCGTCCCGCTGCGCCATCAGCCGCCCCACCACGGGATGCCGAGCCCGCTCATGTCGTTCATCTGGCCGCCTTGGAGGCCCGCCAGTAAGCCTTCGCGCTCGGCTGGCTTCCCACCAGCCACCGAGATGAACCGCTCGATGCCCGCGTTGCCGCTGTAGGGACTGCTACCGCCACTCGCGCCACCGCCGAGGCTCGGCATGCCACCGCTGCTGGCACCACCACCACCACCACCACCCATGCCGCCACCCATGCCCTTCATCATCTTCGCGAGCTTCATGTACTGGCTGATGTTCATGCCGCCGCCGCCCTCACCACCACCGCCGAACATGTCGCTGAAGCCGCCGCCACCGCCGCCGGTGTCGCCCCCGCCGAAGTAGTCCGCTGCCATGCTCGCGAGACTGCTCCCACCACCACCAGCCGCCGACGCAGCGCCTGTCCCCGCGAGATCGCCGCCGGTCTCGGCACCGTACTCTCCAGCGAGCGACGCGCCCGCACCGCCCGTGCCGATGGCGCCCGTCCCCGCCGACGCGGCGCCCGACGCGGCACCACCGCCGCCACCGAATCCGCCGCCGGCCCCGTAGGTCGCCGCCATCCGGATCAGCACGCCGACCGAGTGCGCCAAGTCGTGTTCCGCGCCGGCCTGCCGCTGCGCCCGCTCGCCCTTGCCGACCGCACCGGGATCGGTCGTCGACCACGCCGCGCCTTTCGGCCCGGGCTTGTAGCCCGCGCCGGCATTCGCGGTCGGCGGCGCCGCGTCCGCACCAGCTCCCTGCGTCTGCTGCGGCGGCGCGTAGCCGGCAATCGCCTGCGCGAGCTTCTGGAGCCAGGACTTGGAGCCGGGCTGCTGGCTTGGATCGGTGAGCTGGCGGCGCTCCTCATCCGTCGCCTGCTCGTTCGTGTAGTCGAGGTAGTCGCGCTCCTCCGGCGTCAAGGACGAATAGTCCGGCGTGCTCGGCGTGTAGTCGGAGCCGACCATGCGCTACCCACCCATCCCCGAGACGCCGCCGACGAGCCCGCCGACGATCCCAGAGGCCAGCTCGAGCCCGCTCGGCTCCAAGCTCTTGGCGTACTTCTCCCAGGCTTGCCGAGCCATCTCGGCTTCCCGCTGCGACTCGCCGAAGGTGACGTCGAACTCGCGCTGCCCTTCCTGCAGATTCGACAGGCCGGCGAGATTGCCCTCGGCGAGCCCGAGCTGCTGGAGCTGGAGCCGCTGCTGCGTCTGCTGCGCCGAGATGTCTCCCATCCGGGCGCGCTCCTCCAGCGCCTCCTGCCCTGCCGCCAGATTCTCCATGTCGCGCTGGCGCTGCAGGTTCTCCTGCACGATCTGGTTCTCGACGTTCGCTTCGCCCTGCGTCCGCGCCTGCGCCGCCTGCTGGCCGCGCGCCAGCGACACGCCACTTCCCGGGGCGACCCCGGCCGCGGCCCCCGCTGTCCCCGCCGAGGTGAGCGCCGCGTGATAGGCTTGCTCGACCGGCGCGCGCAGCTCGCCGCGGATGGCGGATTCCTGCTCCGGCGTGAGCCCGACCCCGAGCCGGGACGAGATGTAGTCCTGCATCTGGCCGATCATCGGGTCTTCCGACTTCCGGAGATCGACCTCGCGATCCATGTTCGCTTCCGCCGTGGTCAGATCGCCTTCGGCCGCGCTCGTCAGGGCCTTCTCCGGGCCCTGGTAGGGGGCCGACGCCGCCTGCAGGAGATGCATCCGGCGGAGCGGCGGCCCCTTCCCCTGCCGGAGGTCGTGCAGGAACTTCTTCGGATTGCGGACGCCCATGCCGGTCAGTTGGTCCGGGCTGACCCCCATGTCGCCGAGCGTCTTGACCGCCTGATCCTCCTGCTGCTTGTGCTGCTGGCCGTGCTGCTGCAGCCGGCGGTTCTGATCCTGCTGCGGCTTCGGCTGCCCATACGCCATCAGATCGCCTCCACCACGATCCGCGGCGTCACCCCGACCGGGAGCCGCTGGAACCAGAACGTGAAGTCCTCGACCAGGAAGAGCCCATTCGCCGAGTTCTCTTGCAGCCCCAGGCTCCAATACTCGCCGAGCGCCAGGAAGAGCGGCCGGACCGGCACCTCGACCCCGAGGTTCGTCAGCGCCGGCAACGCGTAGCGGTCCGGCGTCGGCGTGAAGTCGGTTGCGATCTGGAGGACGAGCGCCGGCGTCCCCGCGGTCGGCGTGAAGACGCAGTCGAGCGAGCGGCCCCGGGCGATCGTCCCCGCGCCCCCCGGCGAGAACCACACCGTGTCGTAGTCGAACGAGACGGGGAAGACCTGCCAGTCGCCCGCGCCGACGCCTTGCTGCACGACCAGGCCGAACGGCCCGAGCGCCAGGTAGATGGATTCGAGCGACGTCTGGATGTTCCGCACCGCACACGACGACGTCACCGAGGCCGAGCTGCCGCCCGCCGCCGTGTAGTCGTGCGGCACCGACCACTCGGACCAGCCGTGTGGCGTCCCTTCGACCGTGCCCTCGAACTGGTAGAGGAAGTCCTCGTTCGGCGTCGATGCCCCGTCCGTCGCGACGAACGCCTGGAGCTGGCGGACCAAGCGGTTGTAGACGAGGTGACACGCAGCCTTCCCCTGCGGCGTGGCGCTCATCCCCACCGCGCGATTCAGCCACTCCTGGTCGATCGCGCGCGAGATGCGGGTCGACGTGAAGCCCTGCTGCACGCCCTCGTAGCGGGAGACCTGATAGAAGCCGTCCTCCGACGCGAAGACCGCGACGTCGGGCTCCATGACGAAGCCCTTCGTCGAGAGGATGCCGACCCCGGTCTGATCGGCGACGAAGCTGATCGGCTGCAGGATCAAGTCGGGGGGCGTGCCGACGATGCGCTGGAGCGAGCGCGTCTTCCAGACCAGCACGGAATCGTAGAACGCGCCGAGGCAGCAGAGGTGGTCGCCATCGTCCCGGGTGACGAAGAGCGTGTTGTTGAGTGGCCAGCTCTCCAGCTTGTAGACCCCGTTCACGATGTCCGGGGCATCCGCCCAGGCGACGTTCTCGCCGCCTTCGGCAATCGACCCGGAGTCGATCCCCATCAGCGTGCCCGCCTGCGGCCAGACGGTCATGTAGCTCATGGTGTTCGGCGGCGGCTCGTTCGTGAACGTCTTCAGGAGCTCGCCGAGCCCCGCGTCCGGCGTCTTGTCCTGGTAGTTCTGCTGCGCGTTCGGCAGCTCGTCGACGAAGTACCAAGTGCCATCCTGATTCGCCAAGGTGCGGTAGAGCCGGATCTTCGTCACCTGCGGATCGGGCGACGGATTCAACTGGATCACCGCGTCCTGGTTGATGAAGCTGGAGAGCGACGGCACCGGGATCGGGCTCGGCTCGGATTCCTGCCCGTTCAGCCCGTTCACGTAGGTGTAGCGCCAGCCGTAGTTGCCGTTGAACGGATTCGTCGGCGGTGCCGCGGGCGGGTTCCCGAGCGCCATCGACGACGGCGCACGCACGCCCATGCGGCGGATGTACGGCGGCCCCGTCACGGGAGGCGACCCCGTCGGCGCCGGCTGCTCGATCACGACGGGCGGCTGGCGCTGATTCGCCTGGATGCCGGCGCCCGACTTGACCGAGTTCGCCGCGGCGCCGGAGGTGACGTACACGCGGTTGTTCAAGATGCAGAAGTGCGTGTCGCCCGGCTGGCGATGCGGGAAGAACGTGACCGTGTCGCCCGCCTGCGGCACCTGCGACGCGGGCGCCGTCAGCGTGACACCTGCCCCGGGCGGGTTGAGCGTCGCGATCGTGCCTTCGTAGATCACCGTACCCGCATGGGTGATCCGGATGATGTCCGGCTCCGCGGCGCTGATCGTCGGCGTCGGCCCCGAGAGCGTGTGCATCGTGTGATCCGCGGCGACGAGCGTCTCGTAGCTCGTGAACGTGCCCTGCGTCGTCGTGCTCCAGGTCGTCGGGATCGTCGTCCCGGCGAAGCTCTCGCTGAGCTTCACCGGCGCGAAGCCGCCCCCGACCTGCGAGCCCCAGATGTTCCAGATGGCGCTGCCGGCCGCGGCGAGGAGCTGCTCCGTGCCGTCGCGGAAGACCGCATGGAACATGCCCGTGATCGGGAAGCCGAGATCGTGCCGCACGATCAGCGCCGAGCCGATCTGCGGGAGATTCGCCATCGGCGCCGTCATGGTGACGGTCGAGCCGGCGATACTCGCGATGGCGCCGCTCCCGAGCAGCGTCTGGGTCGCTGGATTCATCCAGAAGACCTGATCGCCGGCCCGGAAGCTCGATGCGTCCGCCACCGGCCCCGTCGCGTTCGGCGCATTCGTCCACGCCGCGGTCGCCGTCGTGACGGCGCCGTTCACGAGCTTCGTCCCGGCGCGCTTCCCAATCGCCGAGCCGAAGAAGTCGACGTTCCGCGCCGTGCGCGCGAACGACGGCGGCAGATCGACCGTCTGGCGGCGGCGGAAGAGTCCCGTCCAGTCCGTCAGGAAGTCCCGGCTCTGCCACTCGACTGACATTCAGTAGCCAATCCAATCGAGGGCCGAGCCGAGCGCCTCCGTGTTCTGCCCGCTGATCGGCTCCGTGTCCTGCATCAGCTCGGCCCGCATCTCGGTCGCTTCAAGCGCCCAGCGGGTCTCCATGGCGTCGTCGACGCTGCGCTTGAGGAGCCCGACCGCGTAGGAGACGACCATGTCGACGTGGCGGTCGGCGAGCCCGATCGGCAGCGGATCGCCATCCACCCGGAGCCGGCTCGGCGTGTAGACGTACCAGAGGCGCCCCGTGTAGGTCTGCGCCAGCGCCGGCACGATCTTCAAGACGCGGCGACGCATCACCGTGCCGATGGCGGTCTGCGGCACGTTCACCGGAAACGGCGGCTGCAGCGTGACGGTCGGGTTCCCGAGCGCGTCCTGCCCGGTGCCGACGACGAAGCCGAGGTAGTCGTTCTGCATCTGCGCCGTCCAGGTCGACGGCGTGAAGGGATCGCCGAGATTCGGCAGCACGACGAAGTTCCCGATCTGCGCGATCCCGACGTCCGCGGCGATGATCGGCAGCTCGGTGTCGTTCGGATTGGCGTTCGACCGCAGATGGAGCAGGCCCCCAGGCAAGAGGCCGTCCAGCACGTCGTAGAGGAGCTGATTCGCCACCGCGCCCGCGGTCGAGATCTCCGCGTCCTCGAACTCCTGGCTCGTGATGGACGCGTACTTGAAGAGCACGACGGAGGACTGCCCCTGGTTCCCGCTGCAGACGAGCCGCCAGGGCCGGAAGAGCGACGGCGAGAGCGAGGAGACGTCGTACTCGGTCTTGCCGCCGCCGATGGCGAAGGGCTCGATCCACGACGAGAAGAGCTGCGGGCGCGACGCCGAGATCGCGCGCACTGCCTTCGCGATGCCGTAATTCAGCGCCTGGTAGAGCTCCAGGTCGTTCACCGGCCGCGTCCGGGTAATCAGGTTCCGGATGAGCTGGTTCGCCTCACCCGCGGTCATGGGCACCGGCAAACCCACGACGCCCTCCTAGCTCCGAATCGGTCGGGGCCCGTCCCGCATGCCCGGCTTCACCCGCTCGCGATCCCAATCCTGCCGCGGCGCCTGCTTCATGTCGGCGCGGAGGATGCGACGCGCGTCACGGAGCGCCGGGCGCCCGCGCTGGGTCTGCCGACCCGCCACTAGACCGGCCTCGTGCCCGGCGGCAGCGCCATCTGCGGCGTGTAGCCTGCCGGCATGCCCTGCATGCCACCCCGGGCCATCGCCGCCAGCCGCGCCTGCTGCGCGGCGTTGTCGCCGCTGAAGCCGCCCATCATGTCGCGGAGCCCACCCGCCGCCGGCTGCATGCCCGGCTGCGGCGCCCCGCGCTGCGCCATGAAGCCCGGCGCCGCCGCCGTCATCGGCGGCCCAGCGGCGCGGCCCGCGAGTGCGCTCTCCATGCCGCCGACACCCGGTGCCACGGCGGGCCGCTGCATGGCGCCCGGCATGGCGCCCCGGGCCGCGGTCATCGCGGCGCCCGGGCCCGCAGGCCGGCCCATCGCGCCGGCAAGCGCCTGGCGCATGCCACCCGCCTGTCCCGCGGCGCCGCCGCGCCCCATCTGCTGGCGCAGGCCCCGGCGCAGTCCCGCCCGGCCCGCACCTCCGCGCTGCATGCCTCGCATCGGCATGACGTCACTCCTCTTTCCCGAGCATCGCGCGCAGCTCGGCGAGTTCATGGAGCACGTCCGGCGGCGAGCCCGCGGCCCGCGCGAGGAGCCCGACCGCGGTCAGCAGATGCTCGAACGCCACCGCGAGATCGAGATGGACCTCGTGCTCGTCCGCGCTGCCCGCCTCGTGGCCGGCAGGCCGACGCGGCACCGTGCGGGTCGTCCGCGTATGCGCCTTACCGCCCAAGGGCCGTCCGTGCGTTCTGGAGCGCAGCGAGCACGCCCGGCGGCGAGCCCGAGGCCCGCGCCAGCTCGCCCACCGCGACCGTCAGATGCTCCACCGCCGCGGCCAGGTCCGGCCCGGCCTTCGGCGCCTCTTCGTCCTCCTCCTCCTCATCCGCCGGCGCCTCATGCGCCGGCTCGCCCGCAGGCGGGGCGTCCTCCGGGTCTTTGATGTCTTCCGGCTGCAGATCCATCGTCACTCCCTACGTCGGCGAACGGGCTCAGGTCCGCGCCCGAGCCCGTCCGCGCCGTCGTTGCGAGGAAACCGAGTGGACTTTCCCCGTCGAGAGATTTTTCCGCTCCACCACCCGCCCCTTGCCGCAGAAGGCAAGACGCTGATCCCCGTGGACCACCCGGTATCGGGGCTTACCGCCACCGGGGCAGTGGATCGGCATGGGCGGGAACTAGCGCCGCTTGTGGCGGCGGCCGCGCCTCCGTCCCGCTGCGAAGATCTTCTCCGCGTCGTTGAACATGCCCTGTCACCTCCCTTCCGGGGACGATTCCACTCAGAGACCGAAGCCCAGGTCCGGGGCTGCGGGCACCGGCTGCACCTGGACTCCCAGCTTGGCGAGTTCCTCGCCGAGCACATCCTTCATCGGCTTCGTCTCGATGCTCGGGAGCACCGTCGAGAGCACCGGATCGGTCGCGAGAATCTCCGTCTTGAGCGCCTCGTACTCCGCCAACATCTCGTAGAGCTCCGGCCGCGGCATCACGACCGGCGCCCCCGCGGCGTTCTGCGCGCGCACGAAGTTCTGGTACTCGTGGATCTGGCGGACCAGGAAGTCGTAGCGGAGCCGCTTCGCCCGCCGCTCCGCGTCCACCCGGTCGCCACGGACCTCGACCACGCCCGAGCGGCCGAAGCGTTCGAGAATCGTCGTCGCGTCGCGGTCCGACACCTCCGTCACCGCGCGCGGCTGGAGCAGCACCTGCCGATTCGGCAGCACCCATTCCTCGGCGCCGAACTGCAGCGGGGCGCCGCGGAAGACCGGGCAGACGACCGGATCAGGCCGATGCGAGTAGAGCTGAATCATGGCCGCGCTCCTTGAGGCTCCGTAGTGCCGTTGCCGAGAACGACGTGTGATGGCGGTCGACGTACTCCGTGATGTCCTGGCGACAGTCCGCCCAGACCGCGTCGGTGGCCGTCCGCCGAGACCGCGTGAGATCGTCCGCCTGCGTCCGCGCCGCCTGGAGATAGTCCCGCACCCACCAGTTCCGACGCTGCCAGTCGAGCCGCCGGAGATGCGTCACCACGCGGGCGTCGAGCGGGCGATACCCGCCGTCCGGCTCCTCGACGACGCAGACGAGCTGCTCCTGGCGGATCAGCGTGTGGGCCGCCTGCAGGCACGCGTGGTAGGGCACCAGCTCGCCCTGCTCGCGGAAGTCGCGGACGGTCTCCCGGGCGAGTGCCGCGGCCGACGCGTCGACGTCGCCGTAGTGTGGCAAGCCGTGGAAGACCGCCCAGCGGCCCGCGTACCAGTCGACCGAGAGCGTCGGCTCGACGCGCCGGAGCGCGCGGCAGATCGCCCGGTCGGGCATGTAGAGCGGATGGCTCAGCGGAACCCTCGCTTCCATTCCTGCGCCCGCACGCCCGGGTGATACTTGTTCATGTAGCGGCGGTGAGAACTCCTGGTCGTCCGCGCAAGACTCTTGGCGGCAGCGATCAGCTTCCGATTGAGCGCCCGATCCGCGGGCAGATCCTCGCCGCGCGCCTGCTGTTTCTTCAGCGTGCGGACGAGATCCTCCGCCGACCCACCCGTCAGGTTCCCGGCGATGTCGCGGTCCGCCACGTCGTCCTCGGGACCACGCCGCCCGTACTCGTGGAGCGGCATCCGTCCGCGCTCCATCAGATGCTCCGGCCCATCCGCGCACGGCGCCGCCGGCGCTTGATCGCCCCCGCCTGCCGCGACGCCTCCCGCTTCAAGTTCTCAAGCGAGCTGTGGAGCTGGGGGTTGTCGCGATAGTAGCGATCAGCCTGCCGCGCATCGCGACCCGCCTGCTTCTGGCCGGCGAAGTCGTGCGCCAGGCCCGCGTCGTCGGGCTCCGCCGCGGGCATGATGTGGATGACGAGTGGCACCTCACCCCGAGAAGCCGTCGAAGATGAAGACCTGCGTCGTGCCGGTCGGGTAGCCCGGCATCTGGCGGCCCGCCATGGGATCGGCGAAGCCGCGGGGCACCGCCGTCGTCACGTCCGCCGTGGCGTTCAGGTCGATCTCGCCGAAGGTCGTCCGGCCCCCCGAGAGGGTCATGTTGGTGCTGAAGGCGCGGTTCGCGAACGTGAAAAGCTCGTTCCAGAACTTCTGGCCGCCGCGCTCGTACATGAAGGGCTTCATCGCCATGATCCGGTCGCCGAGCTTCGTGCCGCCCGGCGTGTAGGTCCACACCGACATGGGTCGTCTCCTCTACGGTTGGTCGATCGTCGGCGGGGAGGTATTCGTCCCCGGGACGTGCTGCTGGCCGAAGCCCCAGCCCGGCGCGTTCACACCCGATTGGATCGGCGCGCCCGTGTTCGGCGCCCCCGCGGTGGCGGCCACATGCGTCGTCAGCGCGAGGTCGATATCGCCGACGAGCGTCACGCCCGCCGGCTTACCCGTGAAGCCGGAGCCGAGCGTCGACTCCGCGAACCGCATCAGCTCGTTCCAGATCGACTGGCCGCCCTGCTCGTAGAACCACCAGTTCATCTGCACGAGCCGGTTCTTGAAGGTCATCGGCCGACCCTCCCTACTGGTTCACGACGTAGTTGGAGTCGACGGTGAGATCCACGATCTTCGAGTTCGCGTTCGACTGGACCACGCCGAGATTCGCGATGATCCGCATGAAGCCGTAGAAGACGTCGCCCGCGGAGAGCGAGTCGTGCTTCAAGATGCCGCCGGTCTGCTCGACGAACTGGAGATCGAAGAGCCCAAACTTCTTGATCGAGTCGCGATTCAGGAAGTAGATCCGGTCGTCCTGACAGTCGACGTCGATCAGGAAGTCGCGGCCGTTGTACTCGAGCTTCTGGAAGCCGCCGTCGAGATTCAGATCGACGAACCGCTTCTGCGGCACGAGGAGCTGGATGTAGCGGTCACGCGCGTTGTACGAGCCGACGACCAGGTCGATCCGGCGGCCCGACACGATCTCCGGCAGGTCCATGGCGAGCTGCATGAGGTTCAGTTGCAGGTCCCGCGGCGAGCCGCCGTTCTGGAACACCTTCGCCTTCCAGAGCGCGCTGAGCGACCGGTCGATGTCTTCGAGGATCAGCCCGGCGGGGTTGTAGACCCCGTCATCGACCAGCGCATCGAGTCCGGAGAGCTCGGTGCCGAGCACCTTGTGGCGCGTCAAGAAGTCCCCCGACGCCTGCGCGCCGCCCCCGCCGGCCGGCGTGATCGGGGCAATCGGCACGCCCTTCCCGACCGTGATCGACGGGGCACCGGAGAAGTTCGTATCCGCGGGATTGAGCGCCGTGATGGTGTAGCGCACCCCCGTCGCGTCCCCGGGATCGTTGTCGCCGTTGTTCCCGCGCAGCGTCTGGCCGTCGCCGGAGGAGACGAAGTTCACCTGCGCGCCGACGCGGAGATACTTGATGCGATCGACCTGGACCAGGCCGGCGGTGACGGCGCCCAAGGTCGACTTGGTCGTCGCCCGGACGCCGGTGCCGTCTAGGTAGGTCTGCATGTTCAGGTCCTTCAGCGTCGACTCGGTGATCGACCGCATCTTGTCGGTCAGCGTGTTGACGAACGCGTTCGCGTTCCCCTTGCCCTTCTCGACGTCGGGGCCGGTGATGTCGAAGGTGCCGTAGACGAACTTCTGGCGGACGCGGCCGGTGACGTCGTTGTTGATGATCGGCTGCGGCAGCCCGATCCGGTAGCCGCGGGCACCGACCGACTGGCTATTCACCATCCGGGCCGGGAACTCGTAGGAGTTGCCCCCGAAGCGGATCTGCGCCTCGCCGAACCGCTTGTAGAGCATCGCCGCCAGGTTCTGCTGCTGCTCGACGCCATCGGCGTAGACCGTCTTCAAGAGCGCCGAAAGCTCGCTGATGTTGTCGACGACCTGTGGCGACGCCATACGCGGATCCTCGCTGCGCGCTAGGGAGCCCAGCCACGCTGTTGCAGGTACTCGACCGCGCGCCGGCTCGCCTCGCCGTCCAAGCCGTGCTTGGACGCCGCGGCACCGACCGGCGGCGACGAGCCCGGCACGGCCGGGAGCGCGGCATCGGTCTTCTTGCCAGCGGAGAGCGCCTGGAGTTTCTGGTTGTGCCAGTCGAGGAGCGGGCCCGCCCACTCCGCGAACAGGTACGGGATGTCATCCATCTCGGCATCGTCGCCGAGCTCGTTCACGCGGCGGAGCACGTAGGCTTCCGCCCCCGGCAGGAAGGACTCGTCGAAGCCCTTCGCCTTCAGCAGCTTCCCGATCCGGCCCTGGACGTCCTTCCGGGTCTCGGCGAGCTGGCGCTGCTCCTCGGCCTGTGCCTGCTGGCGGCGGCCCTGCTCGACCTGCTGGACCAAGGTGCCCATGCCCTTGATCGCCTGCATGACGTCCGGCGGCAGCGTCGCGTAGGTCGGCTTGCCATCGGCTGACGGCGCCGCACCCCCGCTCTGGCGGATCGCCTCGCTGATCTGGTCGGCCAGCTCGGGATTCGCCCGGATCACCGCGGCGAGCGCGTTGTAGTCCCCAAAGCGCTCGTTCAGCACGCGGTGGTCGTCGGCGAGTTTCCCGTACTTCGCTTCCCACTCGCTCGCCGCCGTCACGCGCGATTCGAGATCGCGGATCTGGCGCCGGAAGTTCGACCGCTCACGCTTGAAGGTCGAGTACGGCACCGGCGGGCGGCCGTCGCCTGCGTCCCCGCTTGCGCTGGCAGCCTCGCCAGCTACCTTCCCTGCATCCGACTCACCGGAGGGCGGCGCTCCCGATTGCGTGGAGCCACCCGTCCCGGGCGACGGACCCGGTCCGGACGACTGGCTGCTTCCGCCGGTGGGGGCGGGAGCAGATGGCGTTGACGAAGGTGTGGGGGCCGCGACGTCCGACATCGTCCAACTTCACTTGCGTGCCCCCTCTGGTGCGGCACGCGGCACCGTCGCGGCTGGTCTGGAGCGCCGCCCTCCCGTGAGCCGGATGTCTGGAGCCGGCTCGCTCCCGTGGTGTTACCCCGCCATGGCGGCGGGTGATGCGGCCCCATTCGCCGCTTGTTCGCGCGCACCGTCAAGACCGGGGGCCGGCGCCGGCGGCTGTCCGGCCTGCTGCGCGCCGCGGACGGAGTGCAACTGCTGGCCGAGGAGCGTCTGCATGTGGGCATCGACATGCTGCTGGTGCGCCCGCTTCGCCGGCTCGGGCAGCGCGTCGAACGACGGATCCTTCTGGCGCGGGATGTGGAGCTTCAAATGCACCTCGTGGTTGTCGGTCTGGTTGATGCCGACCGGGCGCCCCTCGTCCATCTCGGCGTTTTCCTTGGTCGCGCGCCGCATGTCGGGTCCGATCTCGGTCTCGAAGTCCTGCAGGCCCAAGATCTCCAGCGCCTTCTGCTTCTGCTGCGGGTCGGAGAAGTCGATCAGCTTCTGCTCCGCGGCATCGAAGATGAGCTGGGTCTTGATGGCGACGGAGCGCGGAATGATCGTGCCGGGGTCGATCGTCACGTCGGTGTTCCCGGCGAGGTCCGCCCCCTGCCAGTAGTGGACTTCCCACTCCTTGCCGGTGCCGAGCAGCTTGATCGCCCGCGGCTCGCGATAGTGCTGCTGCGCCAAGAGGAGCTGCTTCCGCTTCCGCGCCGCCATGCACCGTGCCCAGCGCCCGAGCCGCGGCGACTGCTCCTCGTCGGCCCGCTCGCGGAGGAAGTTCAGCGCCACCCCCGATTTCATGCCCTGCGGCGCCGATTCTTTGCCGAGTGCTTCGGACTGCGCGAGCCGGTCCATCGACTGCTCCGCCTTCGTCCGCTCCTCGTAGATCGAGTTCGGCAGCGCCTCGCCCTTGACGACCTGCGGCGCCTGGCCGATGCCGACGAAGTTGTAGACGATGGTCGCCGCGGGCCGCATCGCCACCTGGCCGGGGACGAGCCCCGAGCCCTTCGGGGCGAGCACCCACGGGTTGAGCAGCGTCTTCCGATTCATGAGAATCTGCGCGTCGATCCCGTTCACCTTCCGCTGCAGCGGCACCATGTCGTCGAGCGGGGTGCGACCGGGGAAGCGGCCCGGGGCGATGTCGTACTTGAACTCGGTGTAGTTGAACTCGCCGGTCGGGTTGCCGTTCATGTCCTGAATCGGCAGCGCGCAGTCGAGGTCGCCGTCGTCCCCTTCCCGCGGGTAGAGCAGGATGCCATTCGCCACGATGGCCCAGATGCCTTTCGGGTAGTCCTGGCTCGGCTTCTCCTGGTAGCAGCGGACGACGGCGCCATGGGTCAGGTTCTGCCCGCCGCCGTAGTGCGCGGTGCCCTGGATGGACGGCCCGACCAGCGCCGTCAGCGACGCCTCGTAGTACGAGCTGGTATCCGCGCCCGCCTCCTCGGCGACATACGGCCCCAGCTCGGGGAAGTTCTGGTCGATCCAGTCGAGATCGGAGTAGCAGAGCTCGCCGCACCAGCGGGCTTCGCGGAGGTTCCGGGCCTTCGGATCCCAGTAGAAGTTGAAGAGCATCTTCACCTGGCTCTCGATCTCCCCTTCCCGCACGCGATCCACGACCGGCTGGCCCTCCTCATCCAGCTCGGGCTCCTGCGACACATCCATGGCCGGGGTGCCGTCCGGCAGCATGCGAGGCTTCTGCGCCGGCGCGAGCGTCGGCACGGGCGGCGGCTGGGGCAGTGGAGGTGCCCCCTCGGCCGCCGCCGCCGCGGCGCCGGGTTGGGCGGTCGCCGCGGCCGCCTGCTGGCACGACGGACACGGCGTGCCGGCCAGCAGCGGCGGCGTCTCGGTCTGGCACGCCGGGCAGCGGCCGATGTCCTGCAGGACCGGGGTGCGTCGGACCTGCATGCGGGGAATCTCCAAGAGCGCGCCCCGCTGCGGGTTCCAGACGTCGTAGAAGATCACGGTGCCGGTGCCGGCGGCGAGCAGCGAGGCATCGTCGCGCAGCGTGTCCTCGTCGACCACGTCGTCGATGTGCCCGGCGATCTGCTCCGCCACCCGGGCGCCTTCCCGGTTCTTCGCGTCCGGCGTGTTCGGCCGCACCCGCCCGGTCGGCTTCGACTTCATCAGCCGGGCCTGCATGCCGAGGATCCGCGGCGCCACCTGGTTGTCGACCGGCGTCGGAAACCACGACGGCGCGTTCCACTTGGTGAAGCGCCGCGACTGCTCGGAGTATTCGATCCACTGGATGCCCGAGAAGAACGCCAGGTTCTCGAACATCTGGCGTTCCAGCGCCCAGCGCGACGCCGGCCGCGTGCCGTAGTCGAGGCGGCCGGTGACGCGGTCGATCAGCTTCTTCGCAGCCGGAGACGGGGTGTAGCCCTCACGGGCCTTCCGCGGGGTCTGCGAGTCGGCAACCGACTTCGCCTCCGGCCCCGGCAACTGGCGCTGGGGCAGATCGGCCATCGCGGCTCAGTAGCCGAAGATCAAGCACTGCACGCTCGCATTCGCGAGCGAGCCGGCGAACTCGCCGCCGTTCGTCACGGGCGTCGTGCCGCCGCCGCCGGTCTGGAAGAGCTGGAGCTTCGCCCCCCACGTCGCGCCCGCCGTGCCCGCGGTCTGGACCCACGAGACGTCCTGGCCGGTCGACGCGCCGTTGCAGCTCGCGAAGACGACGTTCGTCAGCCCGATCCGCTGAATCGCCGCGCTCGAGAGGGCGTCGCCAGTCGCCGTGTAGGCTGCCGAGCTGCCGACGACGAGCGTCACCGGCCGGACGAACTTGTCGCCCATGTTGAGCTTCTGGGAACAGACGCTGCCCCCGCCCGTCGCCGTGCCGCGGCAACACGGGATGTTCGCCGTCGTCAGCGCCGAGGCCGCGAACGCCCCCGAGCAGTCCTGATCCGTCACCACGACCCAGGTGAGCGCCGCCTGCGCCGGCGCCACCAGCGCCGCCAAAAGAGCCGCGACTCCAAGCCGCCGCCGCCACCACGTCATACGTCCTCCGTCACGATGGGTTTGCCCGCCATCGCCTGCTCGATGGCGCGGCGTCCGCGTTGATACTCGGTCAGCGGCACCGCCTCGCCGTCGACGACGACCATCGCGATGCCTTGCGGATTCACGAACACCCCCGCGGCTGTCACCAGCTCCTCCGGGGTCGTCACCGTCGCCACGCCCGGCGTGCCGCCTAGCGGCGCGGCCGCGGGCGCCTGGGCCCCCGGCAGCCGCAGTGCGCGCAGCTCGTCACGGAGCCACCGCACCTCGTCCTGCAAGACGGCACAGGTCGGACACGACTCGCTCACGGACTGACGCCTGCCATGGCGCCGTCGCCCGAGCGGACGAGCGGCGCGGCGTCCGGCTCATGCATGCGATCCGAGCGGGCAATCGACGTGTACCCACCGCCCTTGCGCGCGAATGGCGGGGCGCGATGCCCCTTGGATGAGAAGAGCCCGTGGCGCTTCCCACCCTTCATGCCCTTGGTCGACCGACGATGATGTCTGCGGGCCATAGGCCCTCCCTTCCGATCCGTTCTGTGCGCTGGCCGCTCGGGACCGTCAAGCTCATCGCTTCCACGCATCGCGGAGATCGGCCGTCGCGCCACACGAGACCGTCCCGACGAGACTCGTCGTGATGAACTTGATCCAGTGCGGCGGCGCGGTGAACTGGAGCCAGTTGAGCTGCGCGCCCGAGAGGCCCTGGAGGAGCGACGGATGCGCGTTGTCGGCATCGTCCGGCCGCTGGATCAGATCGCAGCCGAGGACATCGTAGCTGCCCCCGGTGATCGTCCCCGAGATGGAGAGCCGGATGTTCTCGGTGGCTGAGAAGTCGAGCCAGTGGCCGGGATCGGTGCCCGAGACCTTCGTCCCGAGCGCCGCCCAGATGCTGCCGAGCTCCCGCTGCGTCTGCCAGCGTGTGGTGTCGCTCATCGCGTCTCCCCCGAGAGCGCGAACGAGGCCGAGTAGTTCCCGCCAGACACCGTGAGCGCGTAGACCGTGTACTCACCCGACGGGTAGCGGAGCCGGAAGGTCGCGCCCGCGATGCCGCTACTGGAGACCACCGCGGCCAGCCCCGAGGACGGCCAGCTCGTGTCCGTCACGGCGCCGAACTGCCCGCAGTCGGCGACCCGGGCGACGCCGCCCGGTCCCATGACGCTCTGGCCACGGCGGAGCAGGAGAAACGTGCCGGCCGGTGTCGCGCCCTGCACCAGCACCTGGACTTCCAGCATGGCCCAGCCGCGTGGCACGTTGACCGAGTTCGGGGCCTGGCCAGTCGTGCCGATGCCCGCGGCCAGCACTCCATCCGGCGCGTGTGCGCCATCCAACATCATAGACCCCTCCGGGCCCGCTTACGGGTGCGATGCAGCGGCACCTTGCCGCGGAGCATGTACTGCTGCTTGAGTCCCTTGCGCGCCTTCATCGACCACGGATCGGTGCGGCCGACGTGACGGACCTTCAAGGTCGGCGCCAGCTCCGACACGTTCTCGACCAGGACCGGCGTGCGTGCCATCAGCGATGCATCCGGCGGCGGAGCTGTGCCTTCGCCTTCGACGCGGCCCGCACCAGCAGCGCCCGAGAGAGCGGTGCCAGCTCCGCACGCATCCGCTTCCGCGTCGGCGATTCCTGCGGGTCCTGGCGCTCGTGCCGCGCCTGCGCGCGGTCCTCACGCCCGTACTGTTTCTGCGCCTCGAATTTCCGTTTGAGCTGCAGGAGCTTCGGATCGTCGAACCGGCGATCCTCGATGTTCGGACTGACCCCTGCCAGCTCGACCCGCATCAGCGCCGCCGGAGCGCGTCGGCGCGTTCCTGCTGGCGCCGGTACGCCAAGGAGCGCGGCTTGGTCGGACGCTGCACGCGGTGCGTGCGCGTCTGGATGCGTCGCATGCCGCGCTCCGCGCGCCGCCGCCGCTGCAACCGCCGCACGGCCCAGCCTCTACGCCAGGCTCCGCGGACTGTCGACCGTGGCGGACCGGCGCCGCAGGAGCGGGCGACAGCGTGCGGTGCGGCACCCGAATCGTCGACCCCACGACGCCGGTCCAGACCGGAGGTTCCCCCTGGTGACTCGCCGAGGGGGAGGGCCGGGAGCATAGCACGGCGGCGCGCGGCAGCGACACCAACCCGAGTTCCCTGCGTCCCACCTGCGCGCCGCCGCGGCCCGGAGCCTGTCTCCGAACCGCCGCGGACTCTAGCATCAGCGAGACGTCAGCCAGCAAGCCCAGAGCGTCAGCCCGCCGAACCAGCACACCACCGCGATCAGCCCGATACGGGAGACCCGCCGCGGATCCGACGCGCGCATCACCACCACCCTCCCGGCGGCTCGTTGTACGGGTCCAGCTCCTCCGCCGGCCCCTGGAGCTCGTCATCGGTCGCCGCGAATGTCGCGGGATTCCCGAGCGGCTGCGTGACGACGCCGCTCCGCTCGGCGTCGATCGCGTCCCACACCTGCTTGTCCACGTTCGAGAGCCGGACGTCGCGGTCCGGGGGCTTCTCCGGTGTTGCCGCGAGATAGGCGAGGCGCGGCAACTGCCCGGTATCCGGCATCGGGGTCTCCAGATGCACCCGCCAGGCGATCATGGCGGAGAACGCGCGGTCATCGTGGTCCTCGCCCTCGGCACGCTCGTTCGAGATGTAGCGGCAGCCCATCAACTCGAAGCACGTTTCCGGATCCCAGATCATGATCTCGTGGTGCGAGAGCGCGAAGTGCATGCCGTCGAACAAGAGCGGCCGCGTGGCGTAGGTCGTCATCCAGCCGTAGTAGTTCGTCATCGTGTTCTTGATCCGGTCGAGCCGCTGCCAGATGTAGAAGTTCCGGTACCCGCGGGCGCGGCACTCCTCCATCGTCGAGAAGCCGTGGCCGCCCGTGATCTCCACCGCGAGCACGGCCTCGTGGTAGAACGTGCCGAGGTCCATCAGCACGTGCGCCAGCTCGATCGGCGAGTGGAGCCCGTGCCAGGTCGCCACGATCTCGGTGGTGTGGCGATCGAAGACCGAGAGCGAGGAAAAGTCCCCGCCCTCGACGCCGGCACTCGGATCGGCGCCGATGATGTAGGCATGCTCGGTCGTCGGCCACTTCCACACCCGCAGCTCACCTTCCTCGGTCGGGATGAATTGCTTCCGGGGATCGGACTGCGTCATGTCGAGCCGGCCGGCGAAGACCGTCGCCTCCGCGGCACGCTCCCGCATGCGGCGGAGCACCGCGACCGGAAACGCCGGCCGGCCGGTGACGAGAAACGCCGAGCTGACCGTCGTCGGGTACTCCTGGTCGAAGAGGTCCTGCTGGCCCTGGCACTGCGTCTCCAAGACGTGGCGACGCCAGACCATCTGCGGGAGCCCGATGTGGAACTCCTTCGCAATCTCCGCCTCGTCCGACTCCAGGCGGAAGCCTTTCGGCACGACCATGGTGGCGTCGGGCAGCTCGTACCAGGGGATGAAGACGGTCTGGAAGCCGGACTCGCCGGCTTCGGCGCGCTGCCACTCGACCTGAAAGGCATTGCCCATGCCGTTCGCCGTCGACTCGATCACGATGTAGGAGTCCGGCGACTGCGGCACGGCCTGCAGGATGCCGAGCAGCACCTCCTTGTCGCGGACGAAGAAGGCGAACTCGGAGAGGTGGCAGCCGTGGATCGTCAGCCCGCGCCAGATGGGCTTCCCCGTGGCGTAGCCGATCATGCCCTCGGACGACAACTCGACCCGGCCGTCGCGGCACTGGACATAGTCGAAGTTCACCTGGTTCTTCTTGTCGCCTTTCTGCTTCGGCCGAATGCCCGGCGGCAGCCGGGACACCATGAACTTTTCCCGCTGGAAGAGGTTCGTCGCGCCGTCCTCAACGTGCGCGATGGTCATCGTGATGGTGAACGGCTGGGTCAGCTTGGTCGTCACGTTCAGCCCCGAGCAGTAAGTCGAGATGCCGGGCTGCCGGGCCTTCAAGACGATCACCCGCGGCGGCTTGCCGCGCTGGCGCATCCGCATCAGCGCGTCGTGGACCTTCTGCTGCGGCAGGTTGATCGCGAGCGTCGTCGTCGGCGTCTGGCCCTCGTGCTGCTTCGTCCGGATGGTCAGCGCGGACGCCATGAACGGCACGGGATTCTCCCGGATCGCCGCCTGCAGCGCCCGGAACTCAGCCACCGTCAGCATGGCGGACCTCCCGGCGGCGGCGCCGCCGATCATTCGCGCAGGTCGCGCAGCCGCGGCGTGAGCCGTCCCGCGCGACCGTGAACGCATGGCCGCGCGCACAATGCGTCAGGCGGCCGTTGCGGGCGGAGGGACTCTCGCCACGTCGATTGTTCTCCGCCGCCGTCACCAGTTCGAGATGCGCGGGATTCACACAGGCGCGGTTCCGACACAAATGGTCCAGCTCGCGCCCCGCTGGAATCGGTCCATGCATCAGCTCCCACATCAGCCGGTGCGTCAGCACCTTCCCCACGCCCGCCAGGCGCACGTTCCCATAGCCGTTGCCGGTCTTGGCTCCCTGCCACTCCCAGCAGCCCTGCGGCGACTGTCGGACCTTCCGCCAGAATCGGGCGAGGAACACGGCGCGATCCACCGTGCGCCGCGTCGGCCTGAAGTAGCCGAGCAGATCGCGACGCGCAGACGCCCGCAGATTCAGCATGAAGCACCCCCCGGAGCTTGCAGCTCGTCCCGGCGCATTGTCCCTGGCGCCGGGAACCCCGCCGCTTCCTCGCTTGGGATCGGGCTCCACGAACGGGTACGTGACTGGCGACACGTGTCGGGGGGACTCCTCATGGCTCAGTCGCCCTCCTCCTCCGCGCCCGCCAGTCGGGCGCGGTCCCGGCATGCCACCGCAGCATCGGCGAAGATGCGCGAGATCGGCAGCTCGAGTGCGGTGTGCTTCGCCGCGGAGACGAGCGCCATGCCCGTCGCGGCGTCGCGGTGCTGCGCCAGGATGACGACGACGACGCCGGCGACGACGTAGTCCGCGGAGAGCTCCGTCACCAGCTCGCCGGCCAAGGCCCCGATGGTGTCGGCCACACCCGTGGCGGTGCGCGTCAACATGGCGACCGCTCGATCCGCCGGCCCCACGGCGGCGGCGGCATGCTGTACTCCGGCACGCAGGGCCGGGAGCCGTGGCCGCCGACAAGCAGGCACCAGGGATCGTGCGCCACCTCGATGTAGGAGACCCCGCCGGGCGGCAGGCCGAGCCAGACGGCGAGCTGGAGCACGTCAACAGCACACGGGCAGGGCGTCAGCATGGCAGTCCCTCGGGGAGCGGCCGGGGCGTGTTGCCCATCTGGAGCGGCCGGTAGCAGTCCGGGCAGAGCCAGGGGAGCTGCAAGGCCAGCGCCGCGTGGCGGGGATCCAAGAACGTCGCCGCAACCCAGACGACGCTGCAGACGGCGCAGAGCCCGACGACGGCGTGCACCGCCGCCGGCACGCGCGCGGAGTCGTCCGCCATGGCTCAGCCTTCCTCGCCCGGCTCGCGGAGCGGGAAGAGCGTCCGGACCGTCGCCTGACGGATGGTCTCGGCGAAGACCCCGCCGCCCGTCTCCCGGGCCCCGCCCTCCAGCTCCCGGGCGAGGCCATCCATCCAGCCGACCCGGTTCGCCTTCCCGAGCCGGCCGTGGCGGAGCGCCACGTCGCGGAGGATCGCCGCCATGCCGGCGCGATCGAGCGGGGCGCCCCCGGCGAGCCAGGCCCGGCGGCTCTGCTGCTGCGCCTCCCGGGGATTCGTCGTCGCGACGCGGTCGAATGCCCGGGCCCGCAGCTCCCGGGGCAGCGGGAAGGGCACGCCCTGCTCGGCCTCGCGCGCCACCCGGCTGAGCGCATGCTTCAACCGGTCGAACGGCACGTCGTCCAAGACGTCGGCATAGACCTTGCCGGCATCCTCCGAGAAGCGGCGGCGGAACAGCTCCGCCGTCGAGCGCAAGAGTTCGATGAAGCCCCGTCGTTCTGCGTCCGTCATAGCCATTCCCCGTTGGCGTCTCGGGCCCGTTCCGTCTGCGCCGCCGCTGCCTCCTTCGCCGCGGCCCGTTCGCGGTCGATCTCGGCATAGAGGTCATCGAGCGTCGGCTTCCGCCGCGGCGGCTCGTCCTTCCACTGCTCGGCATTGAGATACGTCGCGGGATGCGGCACGAACCGGCCGCCGTCGTCGGTCCACTTCGGCAGCACGGTCTGCCAGGCGAGGGCGGCCAGGATGGCAGGGAGGGGTGGTGCCGGTCCGAGCTTCTCCCAGGCCCTCCGGGCGTCCTTCTTCTTCGTGTGGTTCGGATAGGCAGCCCAGAAGGTCTCGAACGGGTCGGTCGGACCGCTGCCGGAGGCCGGTTCGGGATTTCGTGAAACCGCGCGCGTCCGTTCTTTTTGGGATACTACTTGGGATACTACTTGGGATTGGGCCCGCTCAGCGGGCGAGGGTGGCCCGCTCTCCGGGCGAGGGTCGCCCGCTGGTTGGGCGAGGGGGGAGGCCCCCTCATCGGGCCCCCCCGCCCGCTGGTTGGGCGAGGGTGGCCGTTCTCCGGACGGGGTGGAGTCGCGGAAGATGAAGCGGTAGGTGGCGGGCTTCCACTGCTCGGTGGCGCACGGATCAACGATGACGACGTAGCCGTCGGCTTCGAGCTGGCGGAGTGCGTCCTGACACGTCGAGCGGGAGATGCGGGCCTTCTTCGCCAGTCGCGGGACCGACATCCAACACTGGTCCTCGTGCAGATCCGAGATCACGTCCGCGATGGCGAGATGCACCAGGAGCACCGCGCCGCGATACGGCGAGTGATTCCACACCCATCCCATGGCTTGTGCGCTCATCCGACTCCCCTCCTCCGTCCAATTCGCCTGGTGCCGCGGCGCCCTCGGCGCCGACGTACCAGAGTAGCCACTCGATTGCCGGCCGGGCGCCCTTGGCGACCACGACCAGGTGTCCGAAGCCGCGGAGCTTCTCATGCCACCAGCGCTGCTCGCGGCTGACCGAGCTGCCGCGGACGCGCTTCAACTCGATCCAGAGCCCGTGAAAGGTCCAGTGCGCCACCGGGAGCACGAGATCCGGGATGCCGGGCCGGTAGCCCTGCTCGAGCAAGGAGCGATAGAACGTGAACGAGTTCGTCGCCGCGGCGCGGGCGAATTTGAGTTCCTGGTGGATCGCGATCAGGCCGTCCAGCTCGGGGTAGCGGAGCGCCCACTGGCGGGCGAAGCGGATCACCAGGCGGCGCTCCTCGGCCTCGGTCGGCACGGCCACGGCCCGGGACGCCCTCATAGCAGCCGGCCCCAGCGGCACGGGCAGCGGCGCACGCCGCTCCACCAGCGCCGCCACCACGGCAGCACCATCTCGCAGCGGCCGACATGGACGACATGGCTGCAGCCGGGACAGGTGACGCGATACGCCATCACCAAAGCTCCGGTGCCGCGGCGGTCGGCACATGATGGATCAGGGCGGGACGCGCCCAGCGGCGTTGGAATGGGTGCCACGCGGCAGCGGGCCGATACCGCTCCTGGCTCGGATGCTCGGGTCGCCAGAGCATCGCCATCGGCGTGAAGCCGAGTCCACGGACCGCCTGGAGCCTGGCCTCGGCGGCAGCGAACGTGTCCTTCGGGTAGCCGATCAGGACGTAGCAGCGGAGCCGGTGGCTGGCGGTGCGGAAGCCGGCGGCGAGGAGCCGGCGTGCGGCGTCGACGAGGGTCTCGAAGGGGTCGCCGGGATCGTAGGCGAAGAAGCACACGGGCCGCGGTCTGAGACTCGCCAGCAGCTCGACCTGATAGTCCGCGAGCGCGGCGGCTTCGAGGCCGCCGGTGAAGCAGATGCGGCGGCCCTGGCGACGCAGCATGGCGAACACGGCGCGGACGTGCGGCTCCGGGCAGGCGAGCAGGTTGTCGTCGAGTACGTTCCAGCCGTCCGTGATCGGCAGCAGTCGCGGCGTCGGGTCACGCTTCCACACCGAGCAGAACCAGCAGCGTCGCGGACAGCCGCGAGACGTGAACGTGTAGCCGAGGCGGACGTAGCGGCCGGGCACGAACTCGGCACCCGGGTCGCCGTAGGCGACGCCGCCGATCTCGACGGGTGCGACGTGGCGCCAGGCATCGGCGAGCTGTTCAGCGGCGGGCTTGTCGTCGGTGAACGTGACGTCGACGTGGACCTGGTCGGCGGCGGCGAAGAGATCGGGTGGCCCGGTATACGCGAGCGCATCGCGTGGCGTCGCCTGGGTCCGGCGCGGGAAGACGCGGATCAGTCTCATCCGGCTCGCCGCTCCAGAGGCCCGCGATGCGACGCGTAGACCCGGCGGAGCTTCGCCCAGCCCAGCGCCGGATCGCGGCTCCCCTGTGCCCGCGCTGCTTGCCAGCGTCGCGCGTGCTCTAGGACCAGGCGCCGCACGTAGCCGGGGTCCAGCTCCAAGACGGTGCAGATGCGGCAGAACGTGAACGGCGAGTCCGTGCGCTCGGTCTCGAGCCAGTCCCAATCGGCGCGATGCTGCCGGAGGCTCTTCTGGGACCAGCCGGGATCGACGCAGCCGCGGATGGCGTCGACCAAGACCGCCACCATCAGCCGGCGGGGCCCCGAGCCGACGCCGTAGCCCTTCGCCCCGTCCGCCTGGGTCCGCGCCTGGGTCGGCAACATGCCCTCCGGGTCCACCCGCTCTAAGCGACGCCCCGTCGCGGTCGCGCCCATCCGCCGCCCGGCTAGACCGTGCCCGCCGGCCGCGGAATCGGCCAGCCGAGCCACTGGTGCCCGAGCAAGAGCACCACCGCCGTCACCTCGTCGTGGAGCCCGATCTCGCCCGCGGGCTTGGTCCGCCCGAGCGCCGTCATCGCCGCGCGCATGCCGACCGCGAGCAGCTCGACGTCGTCGGCCGGATAGACGCGGCGCTTGTCCGCCACGAGCCAGGTCAGAAACGCGCCCAGCTCGTCCGGCGACACGTCCTTCGCCGCATGCAAGGCCGCTACCCAGAACGCGCGCCGGGCCTCCGCCGCCTCCACGGCTGTGGCCTCGGTGCCCTCGGCTCCCGCCTCCCCCATCCGCCCCTCCGTCCTACACGCCGAGCGTCTGACACTCCGCAGCCAGCCGGGCGCGCGCCCGCGCTTCCTGCGCGGCCACCTTGACGTACCCCGTGCACGTCCGCTCGGGGTGCTTGCGCTCCCGGCACGGCCGGCAGAGCCAGGTCCACTCGACCGGCGCCAACACGAGCAGCATCAGATACGCCGGCCACGACCCGCAGCCGCGGCACGGCTCGGGCGCCATGCGATGCCCGCGATAGGCCCGCATGCGCAGCGTGTTCCACACCCGGTCCCAGCGCTTCTCCGCCGGCTCCGCCCGGTAGCGCGCCGCCCGCCGCCCCCGCCGCCACGCCGCCATGCACGTCGCGCACCAGTGATGCGAGCGCATGGGCGGCTGGGCATGGCACCGCTGACAGCGCGCCGGCGACACCCGCTTCGCCGCCCCAGCTACCGAGCCAGCTTTCTTCGCCGCGGTCTTCGTCCCGGCCATCGCCCCGGCTCTCTACCACCTTGAGGGTATCATTACAATTCCCCAGCTCCCCCTGCGGGACGTTCGCCCCCTGCCGGACGCTCAGAGCCAGTCGCCGTCGTCCGGCTCCACCCGGTTCGACCAGCCGTCTGCCGACAGATCGGCTGCCGCCGGCCCATCGGCCTCGATGCCGACCAGGCCCTTCTGCTTGCGCCGCTCGGTCGTCCGCCGCGGCCGCACCCGAACCCGCGTGTCCGGGCGCGCCGGCCGCGG